AAGAAATTTACAAGAAATTTACAAGAAATTTACAAGAAATTTACAAGAAATTTACAAGAAATTTACAAGAAATTTACAAGAAATTTACAAGAAAAACAAAAATATTTTATAACTACATTTAATTTATTTAAAAATTGATTTATAGCTGTTTTTTTATTATAAATAAATGCAAACAAATATATATATTTTAAAATTAGAAAACAATAAATATTATGTTGGTAAATCAAATGATCTTGAAACACGTTTGACATCCCATAAAAATGGACTTGCTTCAGCATGGACAAAAAAATATAAACCAATTTCAGTTGAAAAAGTCATACCAAACGCTAGTTCTTATGATGAAAATAAAGAGACAATCGAGTATATGGGTAAATATGGTATCGATAATGTAAGAGGTGGTATATATGTTACTGAAGCATTAGATAATACACAAAGAAGTGAAATTAATAAACAAATATGGGGAGCAAATGATTGCTGTACACAATGTGGAAGAAAAGAACATTTTGTTAAAAATTGTAAAGAAACAAAAGATGTAACAGGACAAGATATTATTAAAACAGGTCAGGATATTTTTAAAACAGGTCAAGATATTTTTAAAACTGAACAGGATATCATTAAAACAGGTCATGATATTTTTAAAACTGTTCAGGATATTTTTAAAACTGGTCAAGATATTTTTAAAGAAGAATATAAAGATAAAAAATTAATTAAAACATGTTTTGATTGTGGAAAAATTGATCATTATGCAGACAAATGTCCAAATAAGAAAGAAACATTTAATTGTAGATATTGTGATAAAGAATTTGAAACACAAAAAGGTGCAATATTTCATGAAAATATTCATTGTAAAAGTGTTCCTAAAAAGAAAGAAACATTTAATTGTAGAAATTGTAATAAAGAATTTGAAACACAAAAAGGTGCAATATTTCATGAAAATGTTCATTGTAAAAGTGTTCCTAAAAAAAATGAATGTTATAGATGTGGTCGATCAGGACATTATTCAAATAATTGCTATGCAAAATCTGATATAGATGGATATCAATTAGATTAAAATTAATTTATAAAAAAACAATATTTAAAAATAATTTTTAAATTAAAATTATTTTTTAATAATAGTTATGTCTACTCGTCATTCCAATAGCGAAGTTTCTTTAACTTTTCGTACATTGCTAAATATTCATCATTATATATCAGCTTATGTGTCATCATCATTCCAATGTTTAAAACTATTAAATCATCTGCTATTTCACGTCTTACTTCACTAGATATTTTCTTTTCATTCCATAACATTTCTATCTGTCTCGTTGCTTCATTTACTATTTCCTTCCAGATTTTACCTCCTTCAGTAGATATTTCTCTCCTCTGAATATTGGTATTGATAATTTTAGTTTCTAGTTCTTCTGTAAATTGTTGATCTGTTATCTCTCCAGTTAGTACTTTTGCCAGATGTTCACTCACAATCTCACCTATTTGCGTTGACATGTCTGTTTGTGTTGGGATAGAAAATTACATCTAAACATTTACAGAAATAGTAAATATTTAAATTTTCAATTTTTGTAGTCTTATAAAATAAATATATGATTACATTACATATTAAATATTACATTTCTATATTCATTATAAAATGGATTTGATGGCTTTATATATTTTGGTAAATCATTTAATAAATCACTAGATGCTTCAAATATACCCGCTTTTTTTGCGATAATTAATATTTCTTCGTTTAATGTTTGTATATCTTGTATCATGGATTGATATACTTTTCCATCAATTAAACCTAATACTAAATCATTAACAGTTAATTTATCAACTATAATATCCATAGTATATGTTCCATTAATCTTTTCTCTCAATAAATGTCCTTCTTTCATACATCTTCCTTCTTTCCAATATATATTTAATTTTTTATAATTGATTATTTGTTTTTCAAATAGAACGGATAGTTGTTTTTTGTACATTAATGCTTTTTCTTGTGAATTATAATTAGCAAGCAATATTTCTTCTTCATTATTTTTTTGTGTTTCTTGAACTTTAAATTGTTTAATTAACATTATTACACTAATAAATATACTATAACTAATAAGCAAACTAATAATAATATAATTATATTGCTCGTCACATATAGTATTACTTTGTTTATAATTATTATACATAGGTAGATCCATTTTTAACTTATAATATTTAACCTATAATTAAAATAAAATTCAATTTTTTATAATTTATAAAAAAAACTAAATAAGATATTTTTCAAAAAATGAAATTAAAGTTTGGTTGCCATTATCGTTATATTTATTTATTAACGGTTTAAATTTATAATTAAAGAATCCTAAAATTTTTTTCTTTTCAGGATGATTATCTTTTTTAAGTTTATCATATATAGATTTATATGATTTATCAAGTTTATATTTTTTTAACATCAAATCGGTATATGTTTTGATATCTCTTGTAAATGGTATACCTAAATACATATCTGTTTCTTCTAAGTTTCCAAAGATTTTAATATTTAAATTTTTGTCTGCTTTACATTTGTCAAAATTAACTGTAAAACCATACATTTTTAAAATATCAATTAATGTAATTATAACAGAATCTTTAATATTTAGATTAAATAATTTTATATAAATATCATCAACATAAATATTTAATTTAAAATCTTTTCCAATTTCAAATAAATGTTCATTTTGATTTTTCCATCTAAATATAATTTCATCTATAATTAAACTAAATACTAAATTTGATGAAGGAAGTCCTACGGGTAATCCTTTTTGATAATTAATTTTTTTATTATCAAAAAATATTTCTCGTTCTTTTAAAATATACATGTATTGTTTTGTAAGATTTTCTGCAATAATAGGATTTGAATTACGACTTAAGTTTGATTTTAATAACTCTTCTATAATAGTATAATCACACGAATCAAATGCTTTTTCAATATCAATTAATATGACATTTTCAATTGAACGTGTATTATTATCTGCTGCCATAATTGTCGCATCATTCATTCCTTTTACTAAATTTGATATAAAAATAGTTGTATCTAAATTTTTAATTATATTAGTTATTCGACAACACCATAATCTATCAATTAATTTTAAAGGTTTTGAATGAACTTGTAAAAAACGATAATTTTTAACATTATTTATATCTTTAGAAGGATCTTTTATTTTTTTTACTAATAAAACCTTATTGATTTTATTCATTGTTTTATTATTAATTTTATTATAACATAATAAATTTTTATATGCTATATATGTATTATAAAAATCATAATTACTTAATTCATTTTTGGAAAGTCTTGTTTTTTTTTCAAGTTTATTAGTATAATTAAAATTACTAATATTTTTAATAAAATTATATTTTTCAATAATTATTTTTTTAAATTTTTGTAAATATTTATTTGAAATACTTGTTAATAATATGGTATTTGATGTTCTCGTAAATTGTTTTGAACTAGACCATAAGTTATTTAGATAATTTACAAATGTTTGATCTTCTACTTTTAAATTATTCATTAATATAAATAATTTAATTAGTTTTCTAATCAATTTGTTATTAGATAAATAAAATAAAAATCAATTTTTAAATATACTCTGATGATAAATACTATACATTTAATATATATTTAAGAATGAAACAAATAAGCCAAATAAGAATATTGTTCTGGACATATATCATCATTGCATATTTTTTCATCAAATAAATTTGCTTTTTTTATAGCATTAATTGCTTCTTGGCGTGCAAGTTCTTCTTCATTTACTAAATTATGATAATTTTCTTCATCAGACAGATTTTTAATTATTTCCCAAAAATTATTTTCTATATTATATGAATTATCTTTAATCTTTTTTAATTCATGATATCTTGCTTCCCGTGTAGATGGAACAAAGCATTTAATATATGCTTCGTTCCATTTTTTAAGAGCAATTTGTACACTCTCCATATTTTTTGTAAGTAATAGTTCATCTTTATTATTTTTTTGTGTTACAACTTCTACTGGAACTTCTTTAATAAACATTATTACACTAATAATCATGCTATAAATAATAAGCAAAGTAATGGTAATTAAATTATAAGAAATATCTTCATAATTATATTTTTCATCATATAGTTGGAACTCCATTTTTAACATTATATTTTATAAAATAAATCCATTTGTAAAAATATAGATGATTTATGGTGTATTTAATAAACAATTTGGTAATTTTGGATTAAAAAATGTTTTTGCTATTAAATATACTGTTACTATATTTGCTATCCAACACCATAAAGAACCCCATGTATTAGTTTTATAATATGTATAATAAATTGTAATAAATAACATTACAGATGAAATAAATGAAACATAGCTTTTTGTGTATAATAATAAGATAAAGTAGAAGAATATATATATAAAAATAATTAATGATGGATAATTTAACCAATTCCAACCTAAATGACCATTTGGTGCTTTAGCCATTGAAAAGTCAATTGGAAAATAAAGAATACAACACAATACAAACACTATGTATAACGTAATTACTGATGTTTTTATATTAGATTCTACTTTATCAAGTGATTTTATAAATAAAATTGGTTGCATTATTATTAAAAACATTCCTATTTGTGATAAAAATCTATTCATTTTTTTATCATCCAAATTACCCCAAGCAAAATATTCTAATAACTGTATTGAACTAAATGAAAGATAATATATATAATCATTAATTGTAATAACATTATTTAGATAAGCAAAATTTATTCCAAATAAAGTAAATATAAATGTATTCAATGATATTGTTTGATTCCAACACATTATATTATAATTAGAAAATTTTAATTACATATTTAATAATTCATATTTATAATCATTATAAACTGGATTTGATGGGTCTATATATTTTTGTACATTATTTAGAAAATTGCTATTTACTTCAAAGAAACCTGCTTTTTTTGCTATAATTAGTATTTCTTCATCTATTGTTGCAATATCTTGTAATATGGATTTTAACATTTTTTCAGTTGTTATATATACTACAAGTTCATCAATAGTTAATG